GTTTTCCTGATCATCTTGGCGCACTCTGAGCCGCACGTCTTTGCTGGGCCGCGCTTGGAAGATGTCGTAACGAACTTCTTGCCACAGAACTCGCACGTCCGCTCTAAGGCGGAGATACCGATACGCTTGACCTTTTCTGAGCCAAAGATTTCAGAGAGCAGGGCTACGCGCTGATAGTTTGGAAGCGACTTCCCGTTAATCCACGCCCGGACTGCTGCATGGCTGCAGCGGGACTGTCGCGCAAGCTCATAGGTAGACATGCCCGTGCGGCGCATCTCGGCAATGAGTGCTTCGCGGAACTTATGGGTTTGTGGTGTGGCTTTCATTCCATGATCCTAGACGATGCGTAGAAACTTTGCAACTTGCAGTAAAGACCAGATTCTATGATAAGATTGTTACATGGGACAAGTTGGACGACGCTCAAATGAAGACAAGGATCGCCTGATGGCAAGCATCAAAAACTTGCTGCTGCAGGGCGTACCCGTAGACGAAATCGCGGTTGTGGTAGACCTTCGCCCGGATACGGTTCGGCGCCACATCACCACGATCCGCAAGCAGTGGATTGACGAGGGGATTGGGTCTGCCGAGAGCAAACTAGAACTGATTGAGCGGGCGAACCTCATTGCCAAGCTTGCCTCTTCTGGACACAGGGCGGTCAAGGGAAAGTCTATTTCTGGCGAAGCAGCCTTCCTGAAGATTCAACTAGAGGTTCTGGATCGCCTTGCCAAACTGACCGGAGCCTTTGAGGCACAGAAGACTGAAGTTAGCGGCCCAAACGGCGGGCCTGTTCAGATGCAATTGTCTGAGCATCCAGTTGATAAGTTAAGCGGTCAAGACCTTGCAAAGCGCCTTCGCAACTGGGCAGAAGCACTAGAGGAGGAGCCGGATGGACAGCCAGATGTACCGACAGTGGTTGAGGGAACGAGCAAAGACGTCTGACGCGGCGTTTGCCGAATACGTCTCCAACCTTGTTTTCCCCAAGCACCTTCGAGAGATGGAAAGATTCCTAGACAAGAATGACCGCGCGCTTGTGCTCATGCCTCGTGGTCACGCAAAGACCACGCAGTTAATCCATCGCGTCGCAAGGCTGATTGGACTAAGCCAAGGAAAGATTCGTGTTGGCATCCTGACCTCCGTCCTCTCTGACGCCTTGGCGCGATCTCGAGCAATCAAGGCGATTATTGAGTCGCCACACTTTGCCGAAGTCTTTGAGTGGGCGCAGAATGGCGTTGCTGGGCCAAAGTGGACTGACGAAGTCTGGACGATTAAGGGAGCCACAATGGGCAAAGATGCCACTTGCTTTGCAGATGGTCTTGGCTCCATTAAGCCTGGTGCCCGCTTGGACATCCTTATTGGCGACGACATGGTCGGCATGAAAGAGAACGCCACCGCCGTGCAGCGCCAAAAGGCGTCTGATACCTATTGGCAAGTTGTTGATCCAATGCTTGTTCCGGGGGCTAAGCGTTGGTATATCGGAACGCGATGGCACGAGGACGACTTCTATGCTGGGCTGGGAGGCAAGGGAACCCCAGTCATGCTCCGCAGGGCTGTTGAGGATGGGAAGATTCTCTGGCCAGAGATGTATACGGTTGCCGACATGGATCGCAAGAAGGAAGAGCTGGGAACACCAATCTTCATGCTGCAGTTCCAGAACGACGTCACATCAATGGGCGGCAACATCTTCCGATATGACTCGTTCCGCTACGTGGATAAAGTTCCAGACGGAGCCCACAGAATCGGCGTTGACCTTGCATCCTCTGCATCGGAGCGAAGCGACTATACGACTGCCGTTGAGGTAGTTGAGGACGCCGATCACAACCTGTATGTCATTGGCGCATGGAAGGCAAGGCTTGCTGAGGGGCACAAGAAATGGCTGACCGGAATTGACAACAATGGCGAACTTTGCGAAGAGGGTGGCCCTCGCCTTCTCTGGCCGGAATACCTTATCCCCAACGGGAACCGCGCAAATGACAGCTCTCGCAACCTTGAGTCGGTGAATATTGAGTCTGTTCAGCATCAGAGCACCTTCGTTCGGGAGGTTCTTGGAACGACCAACCTCCCAGCGCGACCAGTTCGCCCAGACAAAGACAAGGTCACAAGGGCTCGCGGACTTGCTGCGCGATATGAGTCGGGGAAGGTATTCCATCTAAAGGGCGGACCGGGCATCTCAGACCTTGAGGCAGAGATGGGCGCGTTTCCAAACGGCGAGCACGATGACCTCGTTGACGCCTTGGTCTACGCAGCAGACCTGTCTGGAAGCCAGTTCTACTTTAGTTCAGCGAAGACGGGTAAACGGTTCTAATCCAGCGATAAGGCATATCTCTAATCCAGAGAACGTACGGCTTTACGCCGTTTGTTCTTCCGTCAATGATGATGATGTCGCTGCTCTCCCTCATCACCGTGAGCGCCGCCTGCATTGTGCTTGAGTTGTCCCTGTCTGCAATGTAGGCGATAGCCCCAGATACAAGTGCCGTTGCTGGGCTTGTACCGCTTGCAGCCATCGGATTGCCAAATCTGTCCAAGCCGTCAATCGCGCTTCCGGGCGCCCAGATGTCCACACACCTACCCCAGTTGGAGAACATAGACCGAAGATGATTCTTCGTCATCGCCGCGACCGTAATTGCTGACTTAGCGCGAGCGGGGCTCCTAAAGCATGCATTCGTAGCCTCGTTTCCCGCAGCGACCACAACTGGCATCTTCTTGGCTAGTTCGTTTACCACGGCATCCAATTCTGGGCTTGCGTTTCCCCCCAAGCTCATATTCACAATGGATGAAGAATATTCAGCGTTGGCATCAACCCAGCGCACTGCAGCAATCACCTGCGCAAGTGTCCCGATTCCATTGCAACCAAGCGCCTTTACGCCAACAACAGTTGCTAGGGTTGCGATGCCGTAAGAGGGGCTGTTAATTAGGCTGCCCATAAACGATCCGTGGCCGTTGCAATCATCTGCCCCAACGCCCGTGTCAATGACATAAACGGTGATCCCAGATCCCATCTGGGCGCCAGCAAGTGTTCTTCCGTCAAGGCTATCCCACGGTTGATTTACTCGATCTTGAGCCCAAGCATCTCCAGGCGCGCTCGGAACATTGTCCACTGCCCTGAACGTTGGCTTTTTCCTTGCTGTCTTTGCATCAACGGGCGACGGAAATAGAAGCATCGCAACCGAAAGTAGGAGCAGCAAGAATTTCTTCATGATGCCTTAAAGAAGCGCCCAGACTTGCAGTTAGGGCAGTAGCCGGACTTAATTCCCTCGGCAAGTGTGGAGGAGAAAGATTCGGCAAAGCCAGAGGAAACCGGATGCCTGCAAGTTGAGCAAAGCCAGTCACCAGTTTGGCTATTGGCAATTTTGATAATGCGGTATTGCCAGATTGCTCGCTTTGGATCTGGATGCTTGCGGGCTTCAATCTCGTCACCGTCTTTGCGTAGCTCTTCAATTCGAGCACCAAAGCGACCACCGCCGACATCTGGCTGCATCAACTTATCTCCGCCAACCCACTCGTTTGGCGTCCGCATTAGAACCTCACGAATCTTTTGTTTTCGCGTCATCTCTAGCCTCCTCCTCGCGAACGATTTCTAGCGCTCGCTTAATGCCAGCAATGTATGCCATTCTGGCGATAACTTCAATCTTCCCGTTTGCGCCGTCTGCCACACCAACAAGAATCATTGGCAACGGCCCATCAACTGCCCGCTCAAGCAGGTCGCCAAGGCGCTTCTGCTTCTTGCTTAGCATTTGCTGATTCCGTTCGCCCAGAACATTGTCTTAGAGAGCGCATCGTTAAGATCCATTGACGACTGGGAAAACTCTTGCATCATCCCGTTGATCTCAACTCTTGCCTCAATTGTCCAGACTGGGTCTTTGCCAGTGGGGGCAGTTACGTCAACAAACGACTTTGACCCAGAGATCGCGTCAAGAGTCATCTTTACCGACTCCATAGACTCACTTGTCACCTTAGCCTCTCGCTCTTCGCCCATCGGCGGGAACGAGATCAGCATGGAAGCGGCAAGCCAGCGATCTACTTTGAGTTTTCTGGACTTAGGTCCAGTTCCGCGATAAACATCAGAGTAGTAAAGAATTCCTGCGCCGTCTTCGTCGCTGCTTCGCAGGTTTCTTCCGCTCCGCTGAACGTTACCCTTTTTTCTTGGGTGTCCCAAATTGCCCATCTCCATTCTCCTTCGCTAACTAACTCTATTTTCCAGACTTCGTATCTCTCTTTGTTTTCCATCGGTTTAATCCAATCGCCTCCATTGCCATGATTAGGCCATCGCGCATCCCGCGATGGTATTGATCGTCAGCCGACTTCGCCTCAGCCCAGTCAGCCAGCTCCACGATGCGTTGGTGCAGATCTTTAATCGCATCAACACGACCGTCTTGTCTGGCTACCTTAATGGCTTGGAGAAGTTGGTTGTTCACTTCTTTGGTCGCTCTGGCAAATCGCTCTCAAGTGGTCTTCCCCACTGACCACGCTGCAAAGCCACGGCGATAAGCGCGTAGTTTGCAATGTCGAGTAGGGTATCGGCAAGCGACTCATCGGTCGTCTGGTCAAGCGGATCAAGAATTACTTGGCCGTTGACGATCTTGCCGTTCATGAACTTCTTTGCCCGGGCGACCTTGTCGTGTGCAATGCGGCTGATTACGCCGTGCAGACCAAGTTGCTCAATGTTTGAGTCGCCATAGCGCTGCTGCTTCTTAATGAGAAGCTCGTACGCCTCGTTGTAAATACTTGCAAACGTTTTATCAAACGTTTCGGCATCGTCTTTATAGATTGGGTATACAAGTGGTTCCATGATGCCTCCTTTCTCACTACATCGTAGTGGCAGGAGTTCAATCTGTCAAAAGTGCCCTGCGGATGCCCTCTTCAAGTGTAATGCGTGGTTGCCAAATCTGGAAACTCATCGCTGGGTCTGAGACTCGGTAGAACACACCAACTGGCTTATCTGGATGCGTAACGATCTCTGGGGAATACCCAGCCTGCTTGGTCACAAGGTCTGCAAGGTTAAGGAATGAGGTTGGTCGCCCCGTCCCGATATTCAGCGGCTCGCGGCAATCCTGCTCAATGGCAGCGTTAACCGTCTGAACAATATCGTCAATATGCACAAAGTCACGGGTTTGCAGCCCGTCACCCCAGACCTCAAACGGGTCTGCCTTGCGCTTGGCGCGGTCAATAAACGACGGGAACGGATAATCAAGCGCCTGATCTTCCCCGTAGCCAGAGAAGGGGCGGAAGATATGAGTGCGCACCCCCTCAGCCTCCGCAAACTGGGCAAGATACTCGCCAGTGAGCTTTGACCACCCGTAGGTAAAGTCTGGGCTGCGAATGTCGCTAAGGTTGATCATGTGCTCTGCAAGAGAGACGTGCTCTTCTCGGGTCTGGAGTTCAATGGGATAGGCAGCAGAAGAGGAGAAGTACACCACTCGCTTCTGCTCGGTCCGGATCGCCCACTGCCACATCTCCGCGTCAATGGAAAGGTCTACAGCCACGGAGAGCGGGTCGCCCTCAATCTTTGCCCGACCGCCAACAACCGCTGCAAGGTGCACGACGAGATCCCACTGGATGTCATCTTTTCGGAAGAAGTCTCGAGCATCCCGGGACGGCTCCCCGACAATATCAACCCCAAAGACCTGATGTCCCTGATCCTCATAGAACTTCCGGAAGTGCTTGCCAACAAATCCTCTGTGTCCAGTAATCAGAATGTTCATTATTTTCCACTCCTACTCTTGCTTGGGATTGCTTTATCCGAACTCTTTGCGAGCCAGATTTGATAATCATACGCGTAACCATATTCCCTGAGCTTGATAAGAGATAGACACATTGGCTCAAACCCAGCCTCAATAATCATTCCCTTTACGCACTCAGAATCCCACCCCCAGTAGTGCTCTAGGTTTCCAGCCTGGCCCTCGCCGTCTGGCGTGGTTAGGATCAAGTGTTTCGCCTTGCTTCTGATGGAAGAAAGAACGGCTTCTGGGTTATCAAGATGCTCAAGTGTTTCCGAACAAATGAATAGATCAACCCCTGGAATTGAGTGGATGGTCTCTTCAATTGGTCCAGTAATTTCGTAGCCTGGCGCAAAGTCGCCGATGTACTTCTTGTCAACTTCTAGAGAGTTTATGATTGTTGCGTCTCCAGCAGATAGGTCTGCTGCCGTAGAAATCGGACCCAGCCATCTCGCAACCGCGATGGTCGCCTGAACCCTAAGGATATGATCGTGGAATCCTGTGTGGTCATGTGGCGAGGGGTATATGTTTTTTAAACTTTTCTCGTCGTACGCTTGACGCAATCTTGCTCGATACACTTTACGACAGGACTTTCTGGATGTCCTTATCAAATTGCCCAGACTGGTAGAGAGCGTAAGCAACTCGGTCATTTTCATAGACGTGAGAGGCGTTTACCTCTTGGTACTGGAGGTCGTTGATCGCCTTTCCGGCAAGGTAGTGAAGATGCTCAAGGATTACATCATCCAAATAAGTTAGGTTTCCTAGGCTTTGACCAAAGTCTCGCCAGAAATTATCCATGTACATATGCACGAGCGTTGGCGGCACCATATAGCCAATGCGCTGAACAATCTTGGATGAAAGGACAACCGCCGTTGGCAGGTTTGCGCCCTGAAGAAGGTCGTTGCCGTATGCGACGCCTGGCTTGTTGCCAATCGCTTCGCACAGCTTCACGTCCCATCCCTCAGTCCTCGGGCGGTGGTCGTCACCCATGAAGCCAAGATATTCGTACTTACTTGCGTACTTATTGGCAAGAAGGTTTAGTGTTCCGCCCATCCGCAGCCTTGGATTGATCTCGGCTCGCTCAAGGACTTCTGGGGCGTACTCGCTCTTGTCGTCTTCATCAAGGCCGAACAAGATGTCCGAGTCTGTAGAGTTTTTCTTAAACTCCTCCAATACCTCAGCGCATGCCTTTGGACGCTTGCGGCTTGGAACGATCATCAGTAAGCGGCTCATCGGATTCCCACCTTTCTTGCAAGGAGCCATGAGGTCTCCTCGTCACTTAGCCGGCAAAGCGGCTCTTCTCCGTCGCCAACAGTCACCAAATATGGAAGATCGTCCTGCCCGTTTCTTTGATCAAGGGTAATGGACATGGGGAAATCTTGGGCATACAAAACCCAGATAGCCCAAACCCGATCCGTAGGGGCATTGCCCTTCTCTCCCGACATGCTGGCAGTATACATCACGATGGTGTAGTATCTCCGGGTCGCCGGGGCTTGAACTCCTTTCTCCCCGGCGGCACTACCCCTTAATCTGAGACTTAGCCTTTAGCGTTTTTGCAAGGGCGGTGATCGGGTCTGGGTTGAGTGGTTGCAGGAACTTCTTCTCCGCCTTGGCATCTTGCTGGTCTTGATTCTCTTTGACTTGCGTCACTTGGTTAAGTGGATTGGCCACAACGCCGTAATTGTAGAGGTCGTCGTCTGAAGTAATCCACTTTGCGGCATTCTCAACATCCCACTTATTTTCGTTTACTAGCCTTTGAATTAGGTTTGCGTCAGGCTTGGTGGTAAAGGACGGGTCGTACACGTGGATGCGGTTATTTGGTTGAATCGCAAAGTTTCCGTCGTCCCGAAGAATAACGTGACCACATTTGTGCTGTCCTGGGTTCTGACTGTAGCCAACATCAAGGGTGTTGTAGTCTGGCGCGCTCCAATCAAGCGAGAACAAATACTTTCCACCAACTTTATTCTTATTGCGGTCAATATAGGAGACTCTCATGCCATCAAGCGCATAAAATTTAGTCACAGTGATGTTCGGCGAAAAGGAGTTCCACAGCACAAGGTCGTGGATATCTGCCTCGGGAACACCGGGCTTAGAGCAGAAAGCACTGATGGGCGCCCTCCACCAAATGCCGCCATCTTCCATCATAAAGTGAAACAGAGGACTTCTGCCGACAATAGAGGCTACGCCAAAAACAACAACGGGGAAATACTGGTCATGGCTATCTTTCTGATTGCGCAAATGATTTCCTCGCACATAGCACTCAATAGGTGGAATGTTTGCGTTCAGTTCAGGCATTTCTTTCTCCTTACAGCAAAATGACGGGGATTGTGATCATTAGCCCGATGCCGGCTGCCCAAAGAACTGCGGCAAAGGCAACGAGGTACGAAGCGTTCTTCCTGCTCTTCATGGGCGAGGTTACACCAAGGGCAAACAGCGCGACGGCAAAGATACCCGTAAGTACCTGCAGTCGGTTGCTGTAGTTTCCCTCCTGCTCCGATCTCTCAAGGGGCTCGGTGCCGCTGTTGTACATCTGGTTATACGGACCGTAGACGGCATCCATATATGCGGTGCAGTCTGGCAGTTGACTTTGTGGGCTGTTCTGCTGGCATGGCACAGCGTAGACGCTGAACTCATACGAACCGCCAAGGCCAGTATCCCACGTCAGCAAGTCCGCTCGGTACTTCACCTCTGCCGTAATCCACAGGTTATTCGCATCCGCAACGATCAACTGATAGTCGCCATAGGCGGCAGACGATGCATTGTTGTGGAAAGACGCCTGGATCGCAGTCCATGCGGTGGTGGTTGAGACCAAGCCAATCAGCAAGACCACAACCAGTTCTTCTGAAAGCTTACGCAAGATGTACGACATTACCCTGAAACCTCATTGTCTTCAGCGAAATCAAGGTCGTCAGATCCAGCAAGTTCTCTCTCATTGCGCAACTCAAGGTCAACTCGAGTGTCTTGAATTGCCTTTGCAAGGTTTTCGTGTCTTCGGTAGGCAATCGTCTCAAACTTATCTGAGGAGTAGAGCGGCCTTTCAAGTTCCTCCGGGTTGGGCCACTGGTGCTCTGGCAGGTCGCGGACAACCCCAACACCCCAAATGCCAGACTCAGATCGCTCAATCAGCCAAATCCGCTGGGTTGCCAATAAAACGTTGTCAAGCTCTTTTAGTTCGGCGTCAATACTAAGCTCGTCAAAAGTTGCTGAATTATCTGTTGACATATTCACCTCAATAATAATCCGAGCACGAAGCAAAGTATCCGCATTCGCACACCAGTTTGCACTTTAGCTCATCCATCTTAGCACCACAGTTAAGGCAGGTCAGAATCAACTCCTCGGGGTCGGATGGAGATTCTTTTGGGCTTGACACAGTCTCTTGATCCACTTAGCCTCCAACCATGACTGTCAAGAGCAGACCCTCTGAGCAACTACCGGACTGGGCAATTGAACAGCCGGTCCGAGAGTCGTGCCACCCCAAGTGGGTGCGCACTGGCTGGATGTGGGGTCCGGAGTGTCCGATTGAGCCTGGGCATGGAGCCATGGTTGACCTCAAAGGTGGTGGCTGGTACTGCCGGCACCAATACCACGATATTGATAGTACGCGAACTTCTTGGACGGATGAGTCTCTAAAAGATCTTGCTTACGAGCGCGCCCTCAAGGCTTGGCAAGAGCGATCTAAGGCTGACCAGCCTACCGAGTAAAGGCGCTAATCAACCAGAGACAACCGTCGTCGCCAATGCGCGTGTAATCGCCCTTAGTGACCTTCTTTACTGCCAAGATAGAGTAGTCGTCATAGACCCCAACGACCCTGCCGCCAACGACTAGTTTCTGCGTCCAGTCCCACAGCAGTCGCTCAACCTGAGCAGCCGTCTTGGCATTAATAATAATTAGGCTGAATGATCCGTCCTCCACATCATCTGCGGCTTCTTCCACACTGTGGTTAAAGAAGCGGATGTACTCGTCAAAGCCCTGATCTCGGATTGTCTCTGCCATGCCGTGATCAAAGGTCTCGTTAAACGAAAGGAATTCTGGACGAGCAGACTTCTCAATCTCTGAGCAGATCTGGGCTACGGCGACGGTGACCTGTGGGTTATGTCGCCCGATTTCCGCAATGACTGGAGCGTCTGATCCTTCGCACTCGGCGGAAATCTCGTTGATTAACTCCTCAAGCGCAAAGTGGTGCGCCTCAGTGAGGTCTCCAGGCAGCTCGTCCCAAATCACTTGTTTTCCTCACCAAGCCCTGGGTTGGCCTTACTTGCAAGACCTTGGATTGCAGAAAGAAGGAACTTCTCAGTGTCTCGAGCGCCAGAAGCAACGCTTCCGTGCTCCCTGACCGCGTACAGAGTTTTTGACAAACCCTGAATAACCTCGCGCGCCTCATCGTGCGTCAAGGTCTTGGCGGCTACTTCGCCAAACGCTCGCCCCTCGTCTTCTGCAGAACCTTTTTCCATTTAGTATCCAAAGATCTTTCCGACAATAAAGAGAAACCCGACAAAGAGTAGGGCGCCGACGACCCGCATGAACGGCTCGCTATTTGCCCAGTCAGTCTTTGTTGACGGCGTCTCGTGGTAGTAGTACCGATTGACCTGAGTGGCATCAACCTTCTTGGTTGACGGCTTTTGCTTGGTGTTGCTCATCACTTGCTCTCCCTGACGGTCGGAGCCTGACTGCTCGTGTTGTCACGAATTCAGACACAACCACTTCTTCCCCGCTAACCTCAAAGAGGTCAGCGACCTCCCCCCAGAAGCTTTCGTTCTCGCCCCACCATCGGAGCCAGAACCATCCCTTCGGGGGTTCAATGCCGTCAATATTACACGACAGTCGAGCAAATGGAAGACTGTCAACATCTGATACAAGGCAGACTGGGCCCTCTTGGCGAATCTTCATCCATTGACCTTGGGCGAAGACAAACCGGTGGTGGCCGCGAAACGCTTCAATGCTGTTTTCTAGGACGCCCCACATTTTCCCTCCCTGTTCCACCCAGCCTAGATACGATCCCGATGCCCCTCATCCCCTTGGAGTTCGTTGGCGGTGTGCTCCCAGCCCATCTTGATGGTCTTAAAAATCCGCGTGTACTCACGGATTAGGTCTATTGAGATTCCAGGGGCTGCAATCAACCGTTCGTGAAACTCGGAAAGGTCCACGATGAACCCGTGTTGGAAATCCTGAAAGAAGGCGAGTAGCGCCTGCTGCTCGTCCTCCGTGAGGCTCTGCTTTGTCTCTGCCACGTTGGCTCCTTTCTTACCGCCGCCTTGGCGACGGAACTCGTTGTAGGAGAGGAACTCCTCTGCCTGCTCTTTGAGCATCCCGTCCCGCTTCATCAAGAGGCGGACGGTTTCCATCTTCTTCGCCATTAGAACGGAAGGATGGCGCCAGAAATTGATGCGTGACCACAGCACTCAGGAATCGTGTAGACCCCTGGGCGAATGACCTTTGCCTCTGCGTCCATACGCTTCACGCATGGCTCACAGGCGCAGACCGCGCAGTAGACGTAGCTTGATCGCAGGCCGGATGCTTGGAAGCGCTCTCCAAACCCCTGATCTAGCAGCGCCTTAGCGGCACGCAGGAACGTCCCCTGCCCACCGTCATGGACGGCAAAGCCGTACCGCTGGTGGAGGAGTTCAATGATCCGACGCAGGTCATTGATGAGCTCGTCCTGTCGCTTGATCAGATTGGCACGCTCCTCAGCCAGCCACACCGCTCGGTTGGCAAAATCTTCTGTGTCCTTGACCGGATCATGAAAGCGTGGTCGGTAGCCGTAGTCATCGTCATAGCCTTCATCAAAGAACATATTGCCTGTGTCTGGGGTCGCTTCCTTCTTAATCTGAAGGGCGTCATCCAGCAGTTCGTCTAGGGGCTTGCCCGAAGGCTTCTTCTTAACCATCATTCTCTCCTATACCATTTTCGCAGGGACAATCCCCCGCGCAGTCTTTTTCTGGATAGTGATCTGACGATCCTTCTCCAGTTGGGCTACCGCCCGCTGAATGGTGCTATGCCCACAGTTGAGCAGGCTTGCCAGTTCCCTGACCGTAGGGGCGAAGCCGAAATTGCCGATGTGGCTTCGGATCGCCTGCAGTACTTCGTCTGGTCGCGCTGCGCCAGTCGCACGTCGTGCCTTCATGGTGAACTCCTTTCTTATGGGTTGTCTTGGCAGAGGGCGTAGACCGTGATCTGCCCCGTTGATCCGCGCTCGTCCCATGGGGTCGCCTTCGCTACCCATGAGTTGCCGCTTGGGTATGACTCAACCAAGTACATAGAGTTGGTACGGTCGTTCACCAGAGCACCGCCACCAATCAGCGTGTCGCCCGACTTGCAGGAGACCGTCGTTGGGGAGTACTGGCTTGCACCCGCCGCCTTGCGCTGTACATAGACCTTGATCGCGGCATCCTTGCCGTCAAGACCGTCCTTACCGTTCAGCCCGGCTGCGCCGTCCAAGCCGTTGGCTCCGTCCACCCCATCCCGTGGGATGAGGTCAAGCGCCGACGCTCCACCGAGCAGGACTGCCGTGGCTACCGCGTAGGTCGCCAACGAGATGAGAATTGTGTTCTTGTTCATAACTACTCCTTTCTAACCACCAGTGAGCCTCGGGCTAGGCCCGAAAACGCCGAAGGCGGTTGAGCCGTGAGGCGAGGGTCACGGTGCCGTGAGGCAGGTGCCAACAGCACCGCTTCCCCTACGCCAATAACTACTTCTTCTTAGAAGGTACCGACTTCTTTACAGGAGTCGCCTTCTTTACTGCAGCCTTCTTGAGCGCCACCTTCTTGGTGACCGACGGGGTGGCTACCGCACGCTTAACCGTTGCTGGCTTCTTCTTGCCAAAGAGCTTTCCGAAGATAGACATCTGTGTTCTCCCCTCTGTATTGTGACCAGAAGATACTGGCGTACCACGCACGGTACAGCACGATAATACGCGTGTCAAGTTCTGTATCCACGGTGGATGTTGTGGAGATTGTGGAGAGACGGATTGAGCGTGGATAGGGGAGATGTATGGGCAGTGTTTATGAAGGAAATGGGGGTGGTGGTGGCGGCGCCGTTTTTCCTTGGCCGAAGCCACGCCGATTGTCAACTTTCTCAAACATGCCACTTGGCGCGCATTCCCACGCATTCTGAGCACGAAGTGTCAATACGAGGCAGCCAATTTCCCTAGGGTTTGCCTGCTATTTACAGATTTGCCACCGCTTGCATACGTTGTAACAATCCAGCACACTCAGCAGGCTGATCTGGCTTCCGATTGCTGGGTCTGCCGGTGTCGTCTCCGTCTAAACGACTTAAGGGTACGGGGCGCCGCCCGTCGGACGCGGCTCGTGCGATAGGTGACCTCCCCACCTCCGCACTGCTCGTACCTGGACTGGTGGGAGAGTTATGGGACAGGAGGTTATGACATGGCAGCAAAAGTATCCGTGAAGAAGGAGAAGGCCAAGCCGGTCCTGACCGGGATGTCCTGTGAGAAGTGCGGTGAGCGCATGATGAGTGACAAGGTGCAGACGACCTTGGTGATCCGCTTTGTCGGAGCGAAGCGCTCGAGCATCTTTGAACACCGCCACAAGACCTGCTCGTGAGCACGCACGCTGCACTCAGCCTCATTGCCGTTGTGGTGTTGGTGGCTACCTTCTTCTGGGGACTGCTAGAGGACTAACTGGTATCTAGAGCCACTTCCCCCCGAAACGCCCAACAGCGTGGCGCGTTGGTGGCAGTAGGAGGATTCTAGAAGCGCTCCCCAAGCTCCCCATCTAGGTCTATGCGCTTCATGACGTCTTTGACGCAGCGGAGGCAAACCAGGAAGAGTGCCCGGTATTCGTCCTCTTGTTCATACACCGGACCGAGCTCGGCGCAGAAGTTGCACATCCCAAGTTTCTTGCGGCTGTCCTCTCTCTTGCGTCGAGAGAACGTTTGCTTTGGTCGTTCGTCCACAGGCCCGTCACCCTTCAACCTTCATCCGTCGTCGGAACCCCACCCCGCTGCGCAGCCTAGCACACCTTTTCTCGGCGTGCAACTGCTGCGTTGTGGTCAGAGTTATAACACGAAAATGCACCGCGCGCTTTCTTGTCAAGTAGGGTAGGTAATAGGCCCTGAACCCTGAGACCTGATTCCCGAGTCGGCTATCCCCACCCCCCCTCCTTAAAGGT